GTGTATAAAATTAACTATTTAATTGATGAATTTATGATTTTTTGTGAATCTAAAAATTTGTCCAAAAAAACAATGATGAGTTATGAGCAAAGTTTAAAACTTTTTGCAAAATATTTATTAGAAGAAAAAGATATTATTAATGCTACAGATGTTACAGAGAAAATTATAAGAGAATATATAAATAATACTAAAGATAGAGGGAAATATACATTTTTAATAGATGAGAAAAAACAAGGTGTAAATAACGTGCACAAAAGAGCAGATTATAAAAAACAAATTTCTCTAACAACTATAAATAATTATATAAGAAATATTAAAGTATTCTTTAATTTTTGTTATAATCAAGGATTTCTTAAAAAAGATATAGTTAAGAATATTAGACAACTAAAAAATGAAAGAAAACCTAAAGACTATATAAACGATGAGCAATTTATAGAATTATTAAGACATATGGATACAACAAAATTTCATGAATATAGAGATTATATTATTATTCAAATCTTATTAGATACTGGCATGAGAATAGGAGAATGTTTAGCTATAGAAGTTAAAGATGTTGATATGAATTACAGAAGTATTCTATTACCAGCAGAAAATACAAAAGGAAAAAGAGATAGATATGTTTACTTTAGTCAAATAATGCATAGACAACTTAGAAGATGGTTGCAATATAAAGACAGATATATTACATCAGAATACTTATTTTGTACTACAAAAGGAAATATAGTACAAGTTAGAAGCTTTGAACGAAAATTAAATGATTATGGTAAAAGAATAGGATTAAAAGTAAACCCACATCAGTTAAGAAATAATTTTGCAAAAAGATTTCTTATGGAGGGAGGAAATATATTTACTTTATCTAAAATTCTTGGACATTCATCTGTAACTGTTACAGAACAAGCATATTTAGACTTAACAGATGCAGATATAAGAAAAAATTATCAGAAATTTAGTCCATTAATGAATATAAGAAAATAAGAATTTGTATTAATTAGGTTAAATTAGACGTGGCTTGTTTTCTACTGTATAGCACATTAGAAAGCGTTAAGAGGGTTACACGTTAGATTATATAAAGGAAAAAGGAAGAACGCACTACAATACATTCTTCCTTAGCAACTTAAATTACAAACTATAACAATTAAATAAGAGTTAATCAAACAATTATAAGAATTATAGTCTAATAAGAGTTATGGTCAAACAATTATAAGAATTATTAAATAAGAGTTATAATCAAACAATTAAATAAGAGTTATAGTCTTTATATATATGATATTACAAGATGTAAAAAAATGCAAGTATAAAGGCTTTATTTCCTATACTCAAAATTAGGAAACGGACGCCGAAACCGTAACGAGGTATAATAGAGCCGATGCAAAAAATCTATTTGGACAAGTAATATTTCTGTTATTGTATTATTTGCCCGTAAAACGGATGTATCTAACCGTTAAACAAATTAGATAGGTAGGTCAACTGGATAGCAATATCGACTATATATGTAGCCTATAAGGGTATATTAGGGCAGTTGTTAATATATTAAAGCATATATAACAATAACAGTATTAAAAGAGACTTCAGAAACTCAAAAACTGTAATTCCTTAGAAAGAATTTTTTTATTATGTTCTTTCTAAGGACAAACTATGTAAATTGCTTAGAAATCTAAAAACTGTAACTTAAAACATTGTAAAAGTCAAGAAAAATAAACAAGTTTAAATAGAGAGTGTTTAAATTGCTTAGAAAGTTGTTAGATGAGTAAATGTAGTAAATACCACCTAGAAATGAATGAGAGTGTATTTTAGTGACGTAGTTAAGCCATTTATAAAGGTTGAACAATATGAACAAACCTTAGATACATAGAATATGTGTATGCAATTGATAAACAATTTTAAAATCGGTTTAACCGAGTTGCAAAGAGGAGTAGGAAATGTAAATCCTATGAAAATGGCTAGATGTATAATGGAATTAGAAAGAATTTATGGGATAAGACAAGGTAGTGCTAATGAAAAAGGAATTAATCAATATATTGGTCAGTCAGATAATCTTACTCACCAAAAAACACAAGTAGATTTAGCTAAACAATTAGCTATGAGTAAACAACAGTTATCTGATTATAAAAAATTAAATGAATTAATCCCAGAGTTACAATCATTGGTTGAAACAGGAGATTTAAAATCTACTACTGCATATAAAATATGGGCTAAATGTCCGAATTACCTCAAGAAAATCAAACAAGCAAATTGTGGGTTTGATAACTCAAAAAGATATAGCAAAAAAGGATCCTAAGTTTAACTTAGAACACTCTTTTAACATCCTAAGTCATGACTTTAGAAAATAATAAATTTGATATTAAATTATCTATATTATTAAAAATTTCTGATGAATTAAATGTAGATATAAAAGAGTTGTATGAAATAAAATAAAGATTCGAAGGGCGAAAAAAATCTCCATTCGAAACTTCGATACTCCTTTTTTAAAGGATGTTGGACGGTCAAAACTTCGACACTCCTTTGAAACATAGCCAAAAGCAATTTTGCGTTGGGATGTGTTAAATTAGCACATCTAATATAACTCAATAGCAATTTACGATTAAGTTTCACAACTCAATTTTGAGCCACCAATGTTCTAATTTTTAAAAGTTTTATCTATTTCTATAATTTATACATGACACACGCTAGAAAGCAATAAGAGTGCTTTTAGGTCACCAATTTAAGCCATTTATAGATAGTAGCCATAAGTGGCTTGTATTAATTTTAGAAGTCTATAGTACCAGTGAGGTAGTGGAGCTTGGAAATAATTTCGTATCTCCAAAGGAAAGCATGAAAAGTGCAAGAAAACGTTAAATGTGAAGTTTTATTCAAATCGCTGTAACCCTCATGAATAAAGGGCTTAGACATGGTTTGAAATATGATTTTACCGTTTCCTAATATGTAATACATATAAAGAAAGAAAATATATGAGAAACAAATAATTTTACTAGACGCATAGAAAAACTCTGTAACCATTGATATTACTAGGTTTACAAAGGTTTTATCAATCCTAAGAAATTTTTTGAAGTGGTCAAACCTGTTGATATGACTAGGGTTATAGGCAATTTATGAAAATACGCACTATGAGAAAGAAAATGTTTGAAACGTAAAACTATTCAAACCTAGCCTATACCAACGGTTACAAAGGTTTTAGATTGAATTTGAAAACTGCATAAAACTCTGTAACCTATTGATATCACTAGAGTTACAAGGATTTTTCACTTTTTACCTTATGGAAACCAACTATACTCACAAAGAATGTTTAAAATAGACTATATAGAAAAACAGAGCAAATAGAAGATAAAAATTTAAATGTGAAAAATGTTCGAAACGTAAAATGTAATGTAACTATTGCTATTACTAGCGTACAAGGATATCGATATCAACTTGTAATTATTTACAATTAAATTTTAATTGCACGTGAAGGGTAAATATGGCTAAATATAACCAATGACTATTAAAAGTAGTAGGCTAATCACTTTTTAGTATATGGAAGGTAAGTTTGCTAGAGCCGATTTTTAAAAACAAAAAAATAATATGAAAATATAAAAAATAGCCAAATGTAACGGAATAGAAGAATTGCTACGTTGCCCATAAATAAAAGGTTTGGACGTAGTTTTCAATCCAATTTTCCCATTTACTAATATGTAATACAGAAATAACATTTTTTAAAATTTTAAATTATACAGATAAGATAAAAAAGGACAAAAACGCTAAATGTCCGAAACGTAAAAACTCTGTAACCCGTTGATATCGCTAACTTTAGACTACGTTTTATAAAATTTTTACCAATCTCTTATATGTAGTACAAGAGTAACATTTTTTTATAAAGTATATTTTTAGTTTAATCTAACTTGATTAAATTATAAAGTGTACTTTTATGTATACTTCCATGAATTTTTATTTTTGTTTATTTTATTCATCAAAATATTCTCTAATTTTAAAAGAATATTTGAGTTGTTAATATTTAAAAGGTGTGTAGTTAATTTGCTACACATCTATATTATTTTAAAATTTTTTTATGTGAATTTAGTTTAAATATAAATTTAAAATATAGATATATCAACATTTATAGATAGGAGGAATAAAAATGTATGTTAAATTAAACAAAGAGCAAGTTAAAGAAATTAAGATATTAATTAAAACTACTAATATTAAACAACAGGATATTGCACAATTATATAATGTTAGTAGAACTTTAATAAGCTTAATAAAAAATAATAAAATTTATGCAGATATAAATTAACCTATAAGGGTTATTTAAATATATAATTGAAGAAAGGATTTGATTAAATGAAACCAATACAAGTAATAAGAAATTATAGTGATGCTAATGTATTATTGGAAAAAGGACATAAAATTATTAAAATAGATAGAGATAGAAGAAATAGGAACTTTCTAATATTTTTATTTGTTAATAATGAAAAATTACAAGAAGATTTAAAAGCAATAACTATTTAAAGTTTTATGTGTGATGAAAGGATTTGATGATAATGAGAAAGTATGTACAAGATATAATAGGACAAGCATATAAGGAATGGAAAAAAGGAGATAATATATTAATTAATTGTGGTACAGGACAGGGAAAAACTTATTTTGTAAAAAATATATTAAAGGATTATTGTAAACAAAATAATTTGAAAATTTTATATTTATGCAATAGAACAAATTTAAAGAAACAAGTAAAAAATGATATAGAACAAGATAATACAATTACAGTATTAACTTATCAAAAAATCGAACGAACTGTTTTGGAAAGAATTAATCTTGATAATTTTGATTATATAATATGTGATGAAGCACATTACTTCTTTACAGATGCAAGTTTTAATAGAACTACAGATTTATCGTTTGAATGGATAGTAAGTAATAATGCTTGTAAAATATTAATGACTGCTACTGCATGGAGCTTAAAGAAGTATTTTAAAGAGTATAACATAAGTCTTAATTATACATATGAATTAGAAACAGATTATTCTTATATTAAAAAAATAATATGCTTTAAGAAATCTGAAACTATCGAAGGTATTATAGAAAATATACCACAAGATGAAAAAATATTATTCTTTAGTGGTTGCAAAAGAGGATTAGAAATAAGTAAAAAATATAAAGGTGCATTTATATGTAGCCAATGGAATGATAAATATAAAAAATATATGGATGAAGAAGAATTGAAAAATATAACTCAAAATAGTAGTTTTAACAATCATTTATTATGTACAACTACTGCATTAGATAATGGAGTAAATATAATAGATAAAGACGTTAAACATATAATCTTAGATGTAGTTGATAGAGATACATTTATACAATGCTTAGGTAGAAAAAGAATTATAGAAAATGAAAAGATTACTTTATATTTTGCAGATGTAAGCAATAAAAGAATTAATGGATTTAGAACTAAAATAGTTAATTCTTTAAATGAAGCAGATAGTCTAATTAAACATGGAGATATAAAATATACGGATTTTAATTATAAGAGAGTTACAGATAAAAGAATTATTGATGATATAGTGATAGATGGTAAAATACATAAACAAGTAAATAAATGTATGTATGCAAAATTTAAAAATGATTTAGTATTATATAGTGCTTTAAGTGATAAAAAATTAAATAGTATAAATAAAGGTAGAGTATTCCAAAGTATTATTGCTAATCAATTAAAAGTTAATTTGTGTGATATTGAAGAATTAGAAATAATTAAAGAAATATTATCTTTGGAAGAAACTTTAGGTAATATTGTAGGTAAAAAACTATTTAAAGAAGAAAAAAAGCAATTGATTGAATTTATAGGACTTAAAGATGCTAGAGGTAGATTACAAAAGAGTATAGGGCAATTAAATGAATATTTAATAGAAAATAAATTAAATTATGTAATTAATGAAGGTAAAAGAAAATCTTATAGAGATATAGATGGAAAAGTTAAAAAAGAAAAATCACATTGGATAATTGAGAAAATAGGTTAAAATTTTAAATTAGGGGTACTTTTCAAACCTACTATTATATATAAAAACAATTATTAAAATATATAATATAATAACTTTGAAAAGTACCCTTAACTATAAATGTAGACAAAAATGTGGAGTATCCTATATTATAGTAAACTCCATAAAAATGTCTACAAAATTTTATTATAACATACAATTACAGATAAATCAATAAAAATAAACGGAACGAAAGCGTGAAGTGGTTTTCTTCACGATTGAGTAACAAACACTTTTCGACCATAGGGAGAAAGTGTGCGTTAGTTAGACAGATTATTAAATGTAATTAATTAACTCTTATTTATTCTTCCCTTTTCTATTATTAATAGTAAAAGTAGAATGGCTTAAATAAAGGGTTAGAGTGCTATGAAAATGCGATTAGAAAATATTGTAGATTTATGAGTCGCATCGCATTATTAGATGGCTCTAAGTGGCATTATACCGTAGCCAAAAGTGGTAATATTGTATGTATTTTATCTACATACATATACATAAAATAACATTAAAATAATTAAAAATAAAAGGCTTTATAGTTTAAAACTTCATGCCCATAATTGGGTAAAGGGTTAGATTATAAAAACTTTAGGAGGTATTTATGGAAAATAATCAAACAAAAACATTTACAGAAGAAGAAGTTAATAAAATAATACAAAGTGAAAATGATAAGATTAGAACAGAGTATTCTAATAAGATTAAAACTATTGAAGAAGAATTAAATAAGTATAAGCCAAAGGAAAAATCAGAAAATGAAATTGAATTAGAAAATAAAATTAAACAACTAGAACAGAAGGAAAAAGAGTTAGCAGCAAAAGAAAATCAATTTAAAATTAATAATATCTTAGAAACTAACGGTCTACCTACACAACTTGGTAAATATTTAAATGCTACAGGGGTACAGGATTTAGAAAGTTATGTTGGAGAAGTAAAAGAAATTATAAATAAACAAATAATTAATAGTTCTTTTAAACCTTCTAATCATGGTGGAAATAAAGGTATAACTAAAGAAGAATTTAAAAATATGAGTTATGAGCAACAGCTAAATTTATATAACAGTAATAAAGAATTATATAATCAATTAAGCCAATAGGAAAGCATTTACTTTTAATAGTAGGTGCTTTTTTTATACATAAAATTAAAATTTAAAGGAGATGTTTTTATGAGTAATAACGTTATAGTACCAGAAATTTTTAAGAACATAGTGGGAGCAAAATTTAAAGAAAAGGTTAAATTATTAAATCTTGCAGTAGATTTAGGACAAATTCCAGAGTTTAGTGAAGTAGGAGATACAATTCATTTTCCAAAGTTTAAAGCTTTAGACACTTCAAAAATGAAAGAAATGAAAAAAGGTGATATTTTAGATGTTACAGAATTAGAACAAGAAGATAGCACAGCAGTAATTAAACAAGTTGGATTTGCAAGTAGAGTATTTGATATTGTTGATTTAACTGCATTTGGTAACCATGTGCAAGAAAATGCTAGACAACACGCTACTATATTTGCTAGAAAATTAGATGATGATATTGCAAAAGAAGCACAAGCAACACCTTTAAAAGTTGCAACAGGTAATGCAGATACATTAACTATAGCAGAATTAAGCCAAGGAATGACTTTATTCGGAGATGAAATAGATACAGAGGAATTTAATGGAATAGTTATTAATAGTAGATTAGTTGGTAGTATGTATGCTATGCCAGAGTTTGTTAATACAGGTTTAACTTATACTAAAGAAGGTAATGGTATAGTTAAAAATGGTTGTATAGGACTATGGAGGGGTATTCCTGTATATGTAGCAGACCATGGCACTTATGATACCACTAAGAAAGAATGTATTACTTACATAATTAAAAATGGTGCATTAGGCTATAAAATGAAAAGAGATTTAAACATCGAATTAGATAGACAAGCAAAGTCTAAGGCAACAGATGTTGTAACAGATATGATCTATGCAACTAAACTATTAAAAGATGATGGATTAGTTGTTATAAGAAAAACTATAGCATAGACTTTAAAGGTAAATTGGACTAGGGAGAATTTTCTCTTTAGTCCTTTTTAAAAAAGTAAAAAGTTAATAGTAAAGGAGAAATTAATAATGGATAAAATAGCAGAATTATTAAAAAGTATTAGTAATAATTGTAAGAAGTTAGATAAAGACTGTAATAATATTTTAGAAAATAATAATAGAGTTTTATCTAATAATAAAAAAATAGAAGGTGATAAGTAATGCTAAGTATAGAAAAAATGAGAAATATAAGAAATCTGTATCATATAAATCAATCAGATTTAGGAAAAGAAATGGGTATTTCAAAAAATAGAATAAGTCAAGTTGAAAATCATGCAGTAGGATTAACAAGAGAGTTTCATGATCGCTATATGAGTGCTATATATACTATAGTACAAAAAGATAAAAATAAATTAACAGATGATATGCTAGAAATGGCAGAAGCGATAGAAGAATTAAAGGAGGTAAAGTAATATGGATAGTAATACAAGTTTAATATTATTAGTTTTAATTGTTGCAGTTGCAGAAATAACAAAAAAATATATAGATAAAAAATATAAATAAGAAAGGTAGGTGTAGTAAGAGTTTAAGTTTAATTTAAATAATGTATAAGTAGTACAAATATATAAATTAAAGGAGTGTTAGATTAAAAAATAAGTTAAGTTAAATGTTAAGTTAAAGGTTTGTTTAAACTTATATGTTTGATGTTAGGTCAATAGAAAAAAACATCTTACATATATATATGGAAAATTTACAAATAAAAATAAATGAAAATAAGGATATATCATGGGTTAGAACAGAAAATATGAAGAAAGTAGATTATTTATGTTTAAGTGATGATATAGATAGTTTATTTAGTTGTATTATATTACGGGATTTATTCCCTAATTTAAGTATAGGAGCGTTTTATAATTTTAGTGAATTATATTCTAAGGAAAATGCTAAATTTGATAAATATGTTATAGGAGTAGACATGGATATAATTAAAGGTCATGCTTTTGGTAACCATGTAACCAAAATAAGTAAAAAAGATACATATAATACTAAGTGCTTTAATTTAAATAATATTTATAACATTAGCAGAGAAAATTATTATCAGAAATATTGTGGTAGTACATTATTAACTATCATTAGTTTATATAATGTAGATATAAATAATTTAAATGACGAAGCCAAAATTGGATTACTTGCAATAGATAGTACATATATGGGTTATTACTTTAATAACGGTTATTATTGTAAAAAATACTTAAAGGAATTAGAATTAGATTGTTTAATAGACATATTAGAAAAGTATCCTAAATACAAGTTTCAGGAAACTATTAGAAAGTATAATTTAACAGAAAAAATATACATAAATAAAGAAGGTAAACTAACAACAAAAATAGATTTAATTGGTCTATCAGAGTTGTTTGGTTTACCTTTTATTATGCCTAAAGCTAAATTTAATAAATGTTGTAGTTATAACAGTAAAGTTAAAAATATTAATTATAATATTACTAAAAATGATTTAAAAGAAGATATATTCAGTTTTGTTTTAAGCAGAAAGAATTTAATTAAATATAGTGTTAAGGGTATCCGATTTTAAGGATACCTTTTTATTTATTAGAAAGGAAGTGGTTAAGTGGGTATTACAACTAATATAAAAAAACATTTAGGCTCTAACGCAAATAAGATTAGTTATTTTGTTAAGTGGTATGTAGATTCAAATAAATCTAAGGAATCATATGATAAGGATTGTAAATATAATACGGTGGTGGAATATGAACACGCTATGAAAGAATGGCTTATAAGAGAAGATGTGCAAGATGCTATTAAAAGTTATATGCAAAGTCAAGCAAATATAAAAATGATCCAAATGTTTGAAAGTATGTATAAAAAAGCAATTAATAAAGGTGATGTAAAATGTGCAGAGTGGTGTCAGAAATTTTATAAATCAGATTTCTTTAAAAATGATGAGAATGAAATAGATAATTATTTAGATGGAATTGATATACCAGAGTTAGGTGATAACAATGGCTAATATTAAAAAAGAAAATGCTAGGAAACTCCAATATTTATTTAAAGATGGAAATGAGAAAGATTTTATAAAAGCATTTATAAAAATAGTTAATAAAGATACTAAAACAGTACCATTTGTATTAACTGCAGAACAACAACAATTTGTAGAAGGATTAGAAAAGTTTAATATAGTGCTTAAAAGTAGACAACTAGGTTTAAGTGTTATAACTGTTGCTTTAAGTATAAGGCAATGTATTGTATATCCTAATAGTTGTTGTTTATTGGTATCACACGATCAAAAATCATGTAATGCAATATTTGATAAATTAAAACAACAATTTAATAGTTTGCCACAATGGTTAAAACCTAAGCAGATAGCAAATAACAGGCAAGAAATTAAACTTGTTAATGGTAGTAAGATAACTTGTACTTGTGCAGGTAATAAAGACGTTGGACGGGGAGATACATTACATATAGTCCATTTATCAGAGTTTGCATTTTGGAAATTACAAAATAAACAATTAAACAGTATAACACAAGCATTAGCACCATCTGGAAAGCTAATAATAGAAAGTACAGCAAATGGACTTAACTATTTCCACGATTTATATTTTAAAGCAAAAAATAATGAGAATAGTTATAAATCATTTTTCTTTAATTGGATTAATGGATCATCTTTATTTAAAAAGGACTATGAGAATAGTATAAAAATATATAAGGCTAGGAATAATGGTAAAATACTTTCTCAACTTGAATTAGATGAAGAAGAACAAGAATTATTTAAATTAGGTGCAACAATAGAACAACTTATGTGGCGTAGGTTAAAAGTTGCTAGTACAGGATTAGATGCTTTCCACCAAGAATATCCAAGTACAGATTTAGAAGCGTTTATAAGCACAGGTGCATCTGTATTTAATAATAAGAAAATTACAGATACAGAAAAAGCAATTATTAATAATAAAAATAAAGAATTAGATATTAAGAATATAGTTGGTTTACCTAATTTATTAAAGGTATATAGAAATAGTATTAAAATATGGCAAATTCCTAAAGTTGGAGAACGTTATTACATAGGAGCAGATTTAAGTGAAGGTGTAGGCAAAGACTATAGTGTAATACAAGTTTTAGATAAAGATAATGAACAAGTTTTAGAATTTAGAAATAATAATATAAAACCATATAAAATGGCAGAAATTATTAATGTATTAGGTAGATATTATAATAACGGATTGCTAACGATAGAGAAAGCAAGTGGTGGACATTCTGTAATAGAACGTCTACGCTATGAATTTAAATACATGAATATGACTAAATATAAAACCTATGACCAGTTTAACAGAACTATATGGAACGTTGGATTTGATACTAATAGTAAAAGTAAGAGTATTATAATTAATAATTTCGTAGAGTTGTTTGAAAAAGGTCAACTATTAATTAATAGTAGAACGCTATTGCAAGAGATGAAAGTTTTTGAAATTAATGATAATGGTAGTATGGGTGCTATTAGTGGTAGCCATGATGATACAGTAATGGCTATGGCTCTTGCAATAGTTAGTCGCTTAAATAAATTTTATTATCAGATGTAAATTACCACATTCGTCATATTCGCCATATGTGGAGAAACCCAATTGGAAGGGTATAGCCAAAAGTGGCAACGCCCCAATTTAGGGCGACCTTGGTAAAAATTCGGATTTTCAGATTCCGAAACTCTATTTTTATAGAGAAATATGTATTTATATATTATATGTCTGTTACACAGATTATGTGTATCAGTTTTTAACTGACTAATTTAAACTTAGTCAGTTATATATATAAATTAGTTAATTATTACTTAAAATATAGATAATCTTTATATAAAAATAAGCCTACTAAAAATAAGTAGACTTATGCTAAGTTGCTATAAGTGAACTTCATAAGCTACGCTTACTACGTTGCACTTCTAGCGTATGCTATAGAATTTTAAATGTTGCTATATTTTACAAAATATTAACTATTGTTTTATAGATTATTTATTATAGGAGGTTTTTATGCAAAATTTAGAACAATATATACAAGATAAATATGAAGGAAATTATAATTGGTTTACAAAAGAAATAAAAGAAAGTTATCACTTAAGGAGAATTGCAGATGTAATTAATAACAAGCAATATTTAAGTGGTAGCCATAAGATTTTACAAAGAAAAGATTTTAAATGGAAAAAAGAGCAGTATATAACTAAGAAATTGATATTACAACAAGCAAAAACAATATTAAATTTTCATTCTACATATTTGCTAGGAAAGGATATATCTTTAATAGGTAGCGAAAAAAAGGTACAAGAATATGAAAAGATATATAGAAAAGGTAATTTTCACAATACAGATTTTAATATACTTATTAATTGCTTAAAGTATGCAGATGTATATGAATATGTATATATACAAAATGGAGTTATTAAAAGTAAGTTAATTAGTCCAGAAGATGGATACCCAATATATTCTGAAGATACAGGGGAGTATATAGGATTTATAGAACATTGGACTAATGCACTAAATAATATAAGTTATTATTATATCTATTATCCAAACAAAGTACAATATTGGAATAATGAAGGTGGAGAATTACATTTAGAAAATGAAAATAACAATGTAAGTGGTTTACCTATACACTATTCCAATTGTGAGAGTGAATATAATCATTTTGGTACAAGCATACTACAAGATATTAAACCATGCTTGGATGAAATGGAAGATATATTAAGTAAAATGGGAGATAGTATATATACTTTAAGTTTAAGTCCTATTGGTGTAAGCGTCGGACAAACTATAGAAGGTACAATAGATTCAGATGCAGTAGGTTATAGTATTAACCTAGATACAGGAGATTTTAATTTTAAAAATGCACAATTAGATTATAATTCAATTAAATTATACATAGATAAGATACAACAACAATTAAACTTTATAGCACATATGCCAAGTATAGCAACAGGTAACGCTAACGTTGCGAACGTGAGCGAAGTATCATTAAAATTGTTATATCAATTAGCAGATGTATTAGCGATGATTAATGAGAAATGGATCAGAAAAGGAATTCAAAATAGATTTAGAATTATAGATAAGTTATTAGAATTAAATGGAATTAGATTTAAAGATAATGAGTATATAGACGTAGAATTTAATTATAGTAGACCTGTTAATCAATCTGAATTAATAGATAACTTAACAAAACAAAGAAGTGTAGGAGCAATTAGCGTAGAAAGTATTATAGAAAAAAGTGATATAACAAAAGATAAAATACAAGAGTTGCAAAGATTACAGAGAGAAGGGAATATAGACGATACAAAGTGTGATGAGTAGATATATTAGTGGTGTCATAACTTAGTGTCATAAGTATAGATATTCTCCAATCTTGGGGAATGTAAATTGCTTGTAAGTATAGAGTATATGCAAGTTATAACGGTGTCATAAGTGGTGTCATAAGTATAGGTTAATAGTTAGGGGAACAGTTGTTCTATAATAGGACAGTTATGTTCCCACTATTAAGCAATATATCTTAATTTAAATTACAAATATACACTTATTTCCAAGGTAATTAATGTAAAATACAATTATATCCAACTTATTTTATTAATTATTAGTATAGTTTGATTAAAAATAATTTAAAAATATAGTTATCACCTATTAAATGGAATAAAAAGTTAAAAGGTGGTTATACGAACTATATACATAATATAAAATATAATCATTCGTATTCAAATTGAATCATAGTCTAAATAATGTCGTTAAATAATGATTTCGCGTCATTATATAAATATATAAAAACTAGTACAATGTAGATATATCAATAGGTTTAGGGTTTTAAGAGGTTATGAATGATGTCATTATTTAATTTAATAGAAAAATGAGTATAATTCGGTTAATAAAATGTAAATAAAAATGTTAATTATTAATATATCATTCATAATATTAGAAATAAATGGAATGAAATTAGAATGGAAAATTATACAACTGTAGTTACTTCAATATCGACCTTACAATATCTATTTTAAGAGGTTAAAATATTGAAGGTAGTGTAATTGGTATACATGAATATTTAAGAGTCTTAGAATTGATTTTGGAACGTTTTAGATATATACAGAGTGATAGTACACTATAAATTGGAAATAGATACGAAAATAAGAATTATTTATAGAATTAGAATTTAAATTTGATTTCGACATGGATAGTCATTACCCCTTTTACAGAAAAGATGTGGTAACTAATATAAAATATTCCCACAGTAAAATTTTATCGCTATCTATGTAGATAAAATAATCGGACGGCTCCATTTGGTTCTCGTTATCACTAACCACCATTTGGTTGTCGCTATCATTTTGAGTGATAGCAATAATATAAGTTAAAATTATTAAATTAAAAGAGGTGAATTTATAAGAAAGTATGAGGTAAAAAATTATGGAAAGTGAAATTTTAATAAATCTGTTTAAGTTTTCTCCAGTTGTTGGAGCTTTCTTTGTATTTTGGTTTTATCAAAGAAAAGATTTTAAAGAATTTGTATCAGAAGTTCAACAAGATAATAAGAAAAGAGAACAACTCCTGAATGAAACTATACAGAGAAATCAGGATATTATAAGTAATCTATCATTAAATAATAATAGATTAGAGAAGATTGAAAAAGATATAGAAGATATAAAAGAAAATATATAAGAGTATAAATATTTACATTTTTCAAACTTTGTATTAATATTTAATTTGTACATATATTTTTGCAAAAGGGGATAGGTGAGAAATGAAAAAGAAAATAATTATAGGGGTATTGGTTATTATTATAATAGCAATTATAGGATTTATGATAAGTATGAAAGATTATTTTGCACTAACTGAATATACAGATTATATAGTAGAAGCAAATGATGAAATTATAAATAAAAATTATGATGAAGCTTTAAAATATGCTAATAAAGCTCAAAAATTAAGAGATTGTCAAGAAGTTGCAGATTTAAAAAAATCAATTGATAATGCTAAACATTATGATTATAATAACTTTATAGATGAAATGAATAAAAAAAATTATAGTTTAGCAAAAGTTTATTTTGATAAACTTGAAAATAAAACGGAAAAAGAAAAAGCAATAAAACTTGTTAATGATACTGTAAATAATAGTTATAAAGAAATAGATAAATTAATTAAAGAAAATAAAATAAAACAGGCAAAAGAATTAATTTCAAATACATTATCTTTTAATTATGATGATACAAGATTATTAAATTTGCAAAAACAATGTATTAAATTAGAAAATAAAAATTATGTTGAGAATGTAAAAGAAAAAAATGTGGTAGAACAAAATAATTACAAACCACAACTTATTACCAATTCGGATAATTTAAAGATATGGAAAGTTTATTTGTTAGCTGGAAAGAGTTATATTTTTAAGATTAATGTAAGTAATGGAGAAGATAGTAATGTTATAGTACATTTAGGCGAAAAATTATTAATTAATGAAATAGGAAAAGGAAATTTTGCTGGAGAAGTATCTGTACTAGAAGATGGCTGGTATAGATTAAAAATTGAAACTAATATGGGATATAGTTGGAAATTTGAATAAAAATATATTAAGAACACTTTAGGGTGTTCTTTTTTTATACAATTTAAAGGAGGTTTAAAGCATGAAAGTATTAGAAAGGTTAAAAATAGAATTAAATAATAAAGATTATTTTGAAGATGATACATATAAAATGTATTTATCAGAAAATGAATTAAAATTTGATGATGAGTATAAAAAAGAAACTATGCAAAGAAATTTATTACTTGCAATAGTAGATATATTAGAATCAGTTGCGAATGATGTGGACTTGATGAGAAAAGTTACAGATGAAACTATAGGATTATCTACAGGAGAAGCGTATAAAATATTAAGACAAAGAATAAATGATATTAAACAAAGAATTGCAAGTTTACCTTTAACAGAAGAATCTTACTCAAATGCAAGTATGCTATTTTCAAAAGGTAGAAGGTGATAATATGAATACATTACTTAATCATTTTAACAATATGCTTAAAAGACAAGGTAAAGAGTGTATAGTTAATCAGAGCAAAAAAATTAAAGTTATATTTAGGGAAATTAAGGATTTAAAAGGTAACCAAGATATAAAATATGTGTTAGCTGCTAATACAGAGCAAATAGAACAAGGATATTTATTAGAATTTGATAAAAAGTTATATATGGTTATGCAAGTAGATAAATCTTTTAATAATATTTATACAAGATTTATAATACAAGACTTTACACATACAATAAAAATTAATAAAATAGAAGTACCTGTATTTTTTAAAGATATTGTATTAAAAATGAATGAAACAATGGTACAATATGATAATACAAAATTAATAATGTATAGTCCTTTTATCAAGGATAGTCTTGTAAATTGTAGATTTGTATTAAATGGTCAAGCATGGATAGTTAAATCTGAAAATAAGGCTTATAGTAAAAATATAACTATATATAATGTAGAAAGAGATTTAAATGTAGATCAAGATAAGGAAAAGAATTTTGATAATACTATAGAATTTAAAGGATTAGATAATACAATTAATACACCAATAGAACCATCTAAACCAGATATTACACCAACAGAGCCAACAGATACATATGAGGTTAAGTTATCTGAAAGTATTAAAACTAATATGCTAGAAGGCGATAATCAAGTAATAACATATGAAGTATTAAAAAATGATATGTTTTCTGGAGATGCTTTAGCGTGTAAAGTAACTACTATTGATAATAATGTTGTTAATGTTAAAATTAAATATCAAAAGATATATATTGATGCTATTAAAGAAGGTAATGCAACTATAACCATTACATATTATAATTATATTAAAACTTATAATATTGAAGTTAAAGCAAAAGAGGTTCAGAAAACAGTAATTATAGGTGATGATAAATTAAAACTTCAAAGATATACAGAATTTAAACTAGATAAGGAAATAAAAGATATATCATGGAAAGTTGATAATTGTAGTGTAACTATTAAAAAATCAGATAATCAAAGTTGTATTTTATATTGTAAGAATAGAAGTCTAATAGGACAAACTATTAAATTACAAGTAGTTAAAGAAGAAACTATTTTAGTTGAAAAAGAAATAAAAATAGTCGGAGCTTTGTAATCTAGGTAAATATTTTTTATTAAAGTTTTCAGAAAACTATTGATTTTATTTTAATATGGGTATATTATGAGTGTATGAATAAAATGCATGAAATCTTATAAACAAAGAAAAATTTAATGAAGTTTTATTATATATAAATTACGTAAAGCATTGATATTACTACGTTCTATACTATCCACAATGATAAAGGCAAACCAACTAATAGTGAATTTATAGCAATGGTAGCAGACAAGCTTAGACTTAAAAATAGAGTAGGCTAAGGTCGTGATATCAAGAAAGTGGACACAAATAATAGCAATAAATTTTTAAAAATACATATAGTTTTTAGAAAAATATTGCAACAAATTAAAAAAATCACTACATGAATACACTTTTTATTTATTATTTTTAATTAAGTAAAATAAGGAGTGTATTTTTTATGTTTAAAATTTATAGTATAAAATTATAAAAATTATATTGTTAAAGTCAAAGTTAAATATAGGAAAAAATATATATTGTAATAAAGTTTATTTTTATAAATTTGAAATTTATTTGTAATATTTTTGTAGCACTTTTGTAACGATACTTATTTAAAAAATAGTGTATATTTATAGAGCAAATAAAAAATTTACTCAGAATATACCGGAGGGTCTCGTATGAAAAAGAAAGCTTTAACAATACTTTTAGCAAGTATGATGGTAGCATCTACAATAATATCTTTAACTGGATGTGCTAAAGTAAGTGTATCTAAAAATGAAAAGGCTAATGTACAGCAAAAGAAACAAGTAGAACCAAAGAAACAAGATAACATTAAAGAATCATTAGGAAATAAAAATAAAATTGCTAAACCAAGTTATACTTCATTAAATTATAGTAATTTGATAGATAAAAAGACTCAAAATGAAGCAAAACAAGTATTAGAGAAGAATAAAATCAATGTAAAATATATAAATAACTATTTTGAATTAATAAATGATTATAATAAATTATATAAAAATGATTTAGTTAATAAGTCCGGTTTCAGTACAACTAATAAGTCACAGGTATCATATGATATAGGAGCTTTCACAGATAAATGGACAAAGTCTCATAAATACATAGACATTAATTGTAGATTATCAGCTTTTAGTTTATTTAGAGATTTTGTGAAATCTGCTGATACAAAGTTTAATGGAGATATATCTAATTTAGGTATGGATCTTGCCATGATAGATGAAAATCCAATTGCTAAGAAGAGTAATTTTACTAAATCAAACGTTGAGACATTTAAGAAAATATTTTCAACTATTAAAGTTGAGAAATTTGGAAATGATGATCAAATGGTGAAATTAATAAGTGATACATGGAAAAAAAGAGGAATTAAATTTAGTGAAAATAAAGATGTAACTTTAATTAATGGATTTATTAAAGATCAGGATCTTAAGGATACATATGTTGGACATGCTGGTATTTCAGTTAAAAATGGAGATGAAATATTATTTATAGAAAAGTATAGCCCCGCTATGCCATTCCAAGTAACTAAATTTAAAAATAAAAAGGATTTAAGAAGTTATATGTTTGATAGATTAATAACTACAGAAGGTAATATGCCTCTTCCAGCTCCAATTATAATGGAAAATGATAAATTAATGAAATAA